GGCGCAGTCGGGATAGGAAAAGCAATTGGTGCAGGGATGTCTAAAGCCGGGGAAGCTACCTCGACTATGTCATCCGGGACGGGCGGGGCGGGACGCACTGGGCGCAGCAGCCTCTCAACCGGGTCTGCCGCCGCCTCAGCGCGGTGGAACGGTGATTGGATGGAAGATATGCGAGTACGCAAGTTAGCGAACCTGCTACGCATAGTCTTCTTCACCGACTCTGAAGCTATAGCCCTCTCAACCCGCCTGGAGAAGAATGAGAAGACCTGGGACGGTGTCACAGAGAGAGCGCGGTCGCGAATCCAGTCAAGAACAATCTTGGGGTGGCGACCTGTCTCGATGGCACGCTTGGCGTACGGATAGAGAATGACCAATGTCGGCCAAAGGAAGGCAATCAACATGGCCACAAGGAGGGCGAAGAGAATGGCAAGCACAAAGGAGAAAGAGGCAAATATCTTGCCCCAAGTCCCGGCACGCCATAATAGCAAACCGAGTACCAGAAAGAGGACACAGAGAAAGAAGCAAAACACATACGCCCAAAAGTAATAGGGCCAGAAGGCTGCTATGTGTAGTAGCGCCGACTGGTGCGTTGCACCGAGGAATAGGATTGCAGCAGAGGACAAACCGTAGAACCAGTTGAACACGTAGCGGATCTTGCGACCAACACACGCGCGCGCCTCTTCCACAGACTCCCTGCAGTCCCTCAACCTCTCAGAGGCTGCGAGCTTATCACAGAACCTCCCGTACGCTTCGCGCGTGAGATCCGAAAGGCGCGGGCCTATCGTGTCACGCACGGTGTACTCCAACTCCACACGGTCTTTAGCCTTCCTAAAGGCGTCAGACACCCCATCCCTGGCCCGTTCTACACCATCAGAAACGCGCTGCTTACCGGCAGCAATTGCGTCTCTGGTGGCATCTGCCATCGAGGGCCCGTGGGTGGATAGCTTCACCAAGGTCTCACGGTAACCCTCATGTACACGCAGGCCCCCTTGGAGTAGCAGTTCTTGCATACCCCCGAGCCTGTCCGCCATGTAAGCATACAAATTGGCGGACCTCCTAGTGCCAGCTTCGTCAACCGTGTCAATACGGACGAAACTCTCCTCGATCTGGGTACAGGTCTCGAGGACCCACGACTCAGTGACAGCAAGGGCCTCAGCCACATGGGCGAGCATGCATGCCCTGATCTCAGGCTGGGGGTTGCGG